CAGACAGTCCATCACCGTTGCCAGCTGGCGAGGTGTAATAATTAATCATTACAGCCCCCCAACGGTTACGTTATCGACAAACTTGTTTGAGGTAACGCCCCCCGCCACAAAAAGCAGATGGCTAAATGAAGTATGTGGCGAAGCGGTATCTCCAGTATAAGTAACAATCGTCGTTGTCGGCGTCGAACCTGTTGCCCCGTGCTTCAGGACAATATTGCCGTTTGACGCGAACTCGACACGATAACGACGGTTGTTGGTGTTTTCCGCACCAACACTTGCTTCTTGTAATATCGTTCCGTTTTTAGCTATGACATAGTGATAAGCTGGAAAAGGATCGAAATCAATCACTTCTGTGTAGTTACCAAAAGCAATTTCATATCTATTGCCAGAGCTGTTTGAAGCCTGAGATGATACGACCATCGCAACAGAGTCAAATGCGTCATCGGGGGCGGCCGGCACTTGCAGGTCGAACTCTACATAGAAACCACGGCTGGTATCGGTGGCAACGTAGACACCCTCACCTATTGCATTCAACAGCAGCCGCCCACTCGATATGCTCGGAGTCCCAGCCAAGGTCGTCCATGCGTCGAGGTTGGTGAACGTCTCCGAGAACGAGTTGCCGCTGGGCGGAGTAGCTGCCTCTACCGTCACCGTTCCAGCACTCGCTGTCATTGGTACGCCGGTTAACGTGACAGTCGCCGCACCGGAGCCGGTAATGGTCAGCGTCCCGGCACTCCCGGTCATCGCCACTCCGGTCAGGTCAAGAGTGCCGCCACCTGCCACGACAATGGCTTGCGCGGCAGAAGTCATGCCCGCACCAAGGGGAGTGACAACGAGGGTGTCAGGAGCCGATGCCGCAACGGAGATGCTGCCCGCTGCCGAGGTCATGCCAAGGCCGGTGAGGGTTTGCAGCACGTTGCCGCGCACGGTCAAGCTGCCCGCAGAGATGGTCGCGCTCTTGCCGGTCAGGTTGGTGGCGTAGAGTGACGCACTAAACTCGTCGCAGACGATGTAACTGTTGCCTACTCCCAAGGCGTTGACGGTTGCGAGGGTGTTCGCGTGGGCGACATGGTTGACATCGCAGATCGGCGCATCAGACCGGAAGTGGAACGTGAGGCCGAAAGCCAAGAGGTCTTGGACGGTCAGTTCAGTTTCTTTGACGTACTGGAGATGCGGATCTTCCAAACCCACATGGTCGGATATCGCCGTAGACACATCAGCATCGGTGGCAATTCCGGTCAGTGTTGAGCCGTCTACCGCAGGCATCGCACCATTAGCGTCAAGCTTGACATAGCCCAGTGCAGTATTGGCTGTTGACTCAAGCACATATCCAGTGTGGGGGTCTGCCTGTCCGGTATGGGTGGACATCGTGCCGGAAGCCGTTCCCAGGGCGTCATAAAGAGTCGGGTGGGCGTGGCTGGTCGGTGCATATTCACCATGAAGATGACCAAGCAGTGAATAGCGCAGGTCGCCGCGAGTATTGTTGTGGTATTGAGTGTGGTCATCATCGGTAAGGCCTGTCAAATCCCCATGATCAGACGCCCCACCTGACGCAATAAGATCATCCAACGTGTCAAGTGCTTTTTGTACTGTGTTATCCAACACAGACAAATTACTGTTGAAATTCCCCGTACTTACAGGGACTTCAGATGCGGTTTGGTCGTCGGTTTCTGACTCTAAATATACCCCACTATGGTTGTGATTCCCAATAGCGATCGTATTAACATCAGTCCCGACTGGCAACAAATTATAATCGATCTTGTCATCCTGCGGGGCCTCATCCAGTTCCATATACCAAGTACCGGCGTTAGCCTCACAAGTAGCCTTGTTAGTATAGGTTGGGTCAGTACACTTAAACGCCGCATATGCAGGTGTACATAAAATCAACAGGACTAATAAGGCGAGGGAGTATCTCATAATTATACCTTATTCCTAGGGTCCGCACCCACCCCCCAACAACTTTGCCTGAATTGCTTCAATGTACATGATGGCGGTAGTATGATCAATCCCAGGGAGTGCCTGACTCAAAAATTGGAGAGTTAAAGATAGTCGTTCTTCATCACTAGTGATACCATCCCTGAGACTACGCTCCACTGCCCATGCGATAGCATCATATGTCGCCTGTCGCATGGTTTCATGGCGTTCCTTCAGGATCATAATGCTCAAATACTCTCGCAAGAGCTTAAACATAACCGTACTCCTATGGTAGTGTCACGTATGACCCACTGAACACCACGTTCGAATTATTCATCCTGACACCCTGTCCACCGAATAATACTCCGATCCCCTGCCCGGAACCTGAACTTGACCCGGATTTAGAGGATACTAGACCGACGAACGCCTTGCAGAACCTCTTGAAGGTTCTGCCGAAGCTGGCCATTAAGCTACCTTGGCCAGTTCCAGGCGGATGGTACCGTGATCACCGGCGGCTAGACCTACCGTGGTCAATCCGATGTCACCGGTGATCCCGGCCCCAGCATTATTCTTTACCGGACCACCGAGTTCCATGAAATCCACCCCACTGGAACCTTCCGGGATGGCCAAGGCACGGACATCGGCATCAGCTTCCCACAACAGAGTGGCAGTGTGTCCAACCAAGTTTGCCCAATACTTCTTGAGAACAACACGGGTGGCGGAATATGCCGAAACATCGACCACAACTGCGTCACTAACTTCGGCATCATTATAGACGTATTGGATTTCGAGTACCAATACTCGTGATCCATTTTGAAGAACTTTAATACTCGGGGTTGTCGCCATAGCCAAGACTCCTTAAAAAGTGCCGGGTGAGAGACAGGAGGGCGAAAACCCCCACCCGGCCATTGAAGATTAACGTTCTTTTGCGGCGAACAGGTAGTCGATGGTCGCGGTCTTGGCGTTGGTCCCCTCACCCTGTTGCAGGGTGAACGTTGCGGTCAATTCTTCATCATCGGGGAGATTGGTAACGGCAGAGGTGCCTTTCTTCACGTCATTGACGTAAATCTCGATGGCATCCTTACCATTGTAATAGAAACCAAGTGTAATGAAGGTGTCAGCCACCATGGCGGCGACAGCCGTAGTGGTGGTGTCGGTACTATTCTTTTCAACATGGAAATCGATGTTGGCGTCACCATCATCCTTCATGAAGTACACACCATCGGAAACGGCGGCTACCGTGGAGGTGTCAGTGATCACCAGACCAACGATCATGTCGGACTGCAGAACCTCATTGATCTTGAAGCGGGTCTTGAACCACAACTTCTTACCGGCCTCGAACTTAAACGACTCACCCACCTTCTGCAACTGCACGATGTCGTTGTCGGTGGTACTGTTGGTCAGCAATAGCAGACCACCATCACCATCAGCCAGGGCTTGGGTGGCGCTGGTGCTGGTTTCGGTAACAGTCCAGTCAGCGGCAGCATAAGTGTCGAAGTCGTCGAAGAAGACGTGGGTCTGGGTAGGGTCCAAGGCGACGAACTCGCCAAGGGTGGTATGCTTTTTGGTGTTGGTGACGCCATTCTCAAATCTGGTAGTCATGGTCAGCACTCCTTTCAGAGCAGGTTAAAACCCACTGACTATGACCAAGCGTTATCCGGTACTCCTTTTTCGCGATAATGCTTGATCGTCTGATACGCGGGGTTGAGGTTTTGATTTGGCCACTTTATCATTAACTCCAGATGCCCGATTACGTTGCGCGGGGCCAGCATCGCGACTTTTCCACTATCACGAAAATTATACCAGAAGAACATGTCTTCGTCAATCTTGTCTGATCCTACCTCCCAATCCCCATTTTGGGACGGCTTTTTGAAAAACCAAGGCTTTTTGACTTCGGCCAGGGACTTGGACCTGAATATTGATAGACCAAAATTACCAGTAGCGATCGGTACCAGATCAGCGGCGAGTTCTTCGCGGGTGATTTCCGGGCCATTGGCCGGGGTGAACAGGAATTGTACGACTCTACCCTGTTGCATCGAACAGATAGCATCTACTTCTGGATGCTCTTCCATCAGGTGAAGCAGATAGGCGACATTCTCCGCGTTAAAGATACTGTCATAATCGGTGGTTATGACGTAATCAGTAATCGGTAAAGCCTGTTTCATGGCTTCGGACAAAGCTTGGGACCAATAGGCCCCATAGGCATGATTTACCCCCACTCCATTCTGACTAAAGGCCATCAAAGCATGACCCATGAAATCCATGAAACCAAGACGCGGACAACTGCAGATAGCGATGGCTCTAGCCACGTTTCACCCCCTGTAGGTTTAATGAAAATTGATAAGATGCACAATCCTGAATTTCACTGGTCCAAGTGGTGATGTTAGACAGACCAGCCATCTCCATCAATGTGTGTAATTTCTTGCCATTCCACAAAGACTTATGGTAGTCATTGCCGTCAATTTGGCCACCCATGATGAAAAATTCCAGGTTCTCGTTGATGATCCGGTGCTCTTTGGACATCTTCAACAGAGTGTAAAAACATGGAACAGCGATCTTAAGTATCCCACCATCCTTTAGACGGGATACCCAATTACGCAATATAATAGGTGCCTCTCCATGTCCGAAATGTTCCAGGACATGGGAAGCCCGGATTTCGTCGGCAGGGCCTAACGTCAACGGATAAATCTGGTCCCCGAATTGGGCATCCAAATTCACATACCCGTCAAGAGGGAACTTCCCGCAGCCAAGATTTAGACGTAGGGGGAGGTTGCCCTCCCCCCGTTCATCTGTGTTACGCACCGGGGGACCCGAAAATGCCACGCGGATCGGTTGCGCCGAAGCTACAACGGAACCGGGACTTGAACTTGGCATTGTAGGTATCGAAATCGTTGTCCATCCCGAATTCGGTGGCAACGCGTTCGAAATATTTCATCCCATCGGGGCAGTTGGTCCGGATAAACCACGCATCCGGATCGGTGAGGTAGTGATTGACCACCGTGTTGTTGATCAGGCCCATCTGCTTCAGGGCGTTGACGTCGTTGTTGGCGGTGCCGGACTGCAGGGTCGACTGCAGAATCCGCTGGGCCTCAAACATCAACTCCTTCGGGATGATCAGGGACCGGGGCTGCACGGCAATCTTCAGGCCGCGCTCATTGACGAACCCGGCGATATCGATACAGGCTTGTTCCAGGGCCGCTTCCGACAGATCGGCGGCAGTAGACAACTCGTTGGCGAAAGTGCCGCCGCCGACGAGCGGGTGATCGGTGGCGCACAGTTCCTTACCGTCACCGAAGGTGTAGGTGCTGGAGAAGGCGCGGTTGTACACATTGGCCGCGATGATCTCCTTGGTCTGACGCATCGAGAAGCCGAGTGCCTTGGCGTCACGCTTACCGAGCACCGACACGTCATACTGTGCATCTTCCATGGCTTCCTGGGTGATGATGAACCCCAGGGCGTAGCACAGGTGAATGTACCGGTTGGTGAAGCCCTGACGAGCTTCATCGTATTCCACTCCGCCGCCTTCAGTCTTCTGACGGGCAAGCCCGAAACCCATGACGCCGACTTCTTCCTCATAGGCTTTGCGGGAGGTTTCCTTGTCGAAGAGTTTCACGTACTCCTCAGGCCACTCAGTGTAGGCTTCTCCGAACCACTTGTTGATTCCCGGCCAGAGTGCCTTTGCGAATGAACTCGTATTGATCACGCCCATTTCAGGCCTCCTTAACTAATGCCGGTAGTGGCTTCGACGAACTGGTGGTTATTCAGTCGAACCAGGAAGGTCGGATAGGTGGCAGTGGCGCTGATGTCATTATCAACACCAGCTTGCATGCCGAGAATTTGCACTGCCAGGGTCGTGGTGGTGTCCACCGTGCTCTGGTCCAGCACCGCGTTACTGATACCGGTGGTGGTGGAACCGGTCGACACGGTGATCGAGGCGTTGAGGCCCACGTCAGCCGCGTCAAAAGTATCGACGTCACCCTGGATTTCGTAGACGGTGTTGGGGTCGGTGCAGACAAGGATACCCATCAGGGTCGACGCCTTGCGATAATTCACCCCGAGATCGCCGGGGAGCGGTTCGACGCCGACGCACACACCGATAGTGACATCGGAGGTCGCAGCTTTGGTCGCGATGGGGACCGGGTGATCCTTGAAGGGAGTCTGGGTCAGCGTGTTCGACGCTGCCAGCGCCACAGTATCACCGATGAAGATTGCAGTGGTGTCGGCGGCAAGGACGGCATACTTCTGGACTTTGTTATTCCAGGGTGCACCATTCATGGAGCCGACAGGACGCAATCCGAACGGACGATTCGAATTCGGCATGATTATTACTCCTTGGTTAACCCTTCACCGTACTGGTTTTGGGTCTTATTCGGTTTGAGGGATTTCTCCAGTTCATTGATCTTAGAGGTTTTGGCCTTCTGGTCGTCCTCGTAATACTCCTTAGGAATCCGCATCAGGAACGCCGTGGTACCGCCACCCACTTGTTTGGACACCTTCGCGCCCATCTTGGTGGCTTCGGCAACACGTTTGTCACCGGGGGACTCATCGGAGACTACGAATTCATAACCAGCTTCCCTGGCCCGTTCCAGACGATCCTCGGTATCGTTAATATAACGATACACGAAACCAGGGTCTTTACCCCGGAACGTCAGGCGATTACGGGCAGCAAGGGGGGTCCGCTCCGGACGGTTCTTCGCTCTGGTTTCACTCATTTCAGTTCTCCGATCTCTTCGAGACTCTTGAAGTATTCTTCATGGGACAACTGCTTAAACTGCTGGACCATTTGTTTGTACACCAATTTCTGTTCGGAGGTTAACCGATCGACGGTATATTTACCGTTACCGGTACTACCCTTGGTGCCAGTTCCCTCTACAGGAGGTGGTTCACTCTTTCGCTTGTTCTCGAATTCCTCTGGAAAAGCCCGTCTAACTGCTGTGGTGGTCTTACCCAAAGCTATCTCCAGGTCTATACCCGGATTATTGCGCATTTGGGTTTCTTGGTAGGCTAATGCAAATTCCCGCATCTCCTTGTTGGAATCGAACCATTTGTTCTCAGATACCCAATCAATAATTTCTTTAGGCACCGAAGGAGTTTTAGGCGCATCTTGGACTGAAATCTTGTGCTCTTCAATCTGCTTGTCGATGTCTTCAACAGCCTCGACATTACCCAGTTCAATGGCTTCCTTGCGTTGAGACTTCAGTTCAGAAATAGCCTTGTCCACTGCTACCTTGGTGGCCTTCTGGAAATGGTTAGCCATCGCTTCGACGGTCTTCCTCATCTCCTTGATTTCTTTAGACTGATTTCGAATCTTGTCGAACAACGGTTCACGCTTGATGAACTCGTTGGCATCAATCCAGTCCTCATGGTCCCCGTCAAATTCCTCCTTGGGTTTCCAGCCCTTCAGACGGGCCTTCTCCTCAACCGGGTCCGGGATCGGTGGTGCCTGCGGTGTGGTTTCTTCGATGATTGGGTCTGGCATCTTTATGCCTCCTCTGTAATTACTGCGCAGATATCTTCATCATTCAACAACCGGTAGAGTTTCTTGTCAGCAGGATCTTGAATGATGAAGCCCCCATACTTGGCAAACGCCACTCGTTCACCAACTTTACACCACGGTTTGCCATCACTAAAATCTTTGAAGGCATTCCGTCCCAGGGCCACTACGGTCCCGAAAATCTGGGCATCACCCATCCGAGCACGTACTTCCTGCGGCAGGAACAGTGATCCCTCCTTTTCATCTACCTTGTCCGGTTCGACCAGGACTCTATGTCCCGCTGGCTTGATCATCTTCTACCTCCAATTCCTCTTTAAGGTTCAATACCAGACTCACGCCTGAGGCCCTCGCCAATAGCTGCGTAGTCTGGAGTGCCGTCGATTCCACCGAGTTGAGATTCAAGGTTGCCCCCTGCTCCACCTGCTTCAGGAAGCTGTCCCGGATCTGGCCCAGGAAGTGATGCACCTTGGCTGTCGTCGGGTGCAGAAGCCATTGTTCCAGTTCCTCGCGGCTCACTTGAAGCCTGATCTCTTGATCCATCGGTACCCGTCCTTTCAGCCTTCATACGTTCGATTTCAAGTTTGGTGTCCTGTTGAATGCGGTCGATCTGTGAGTTGACGATATCCAGTTCCGCCAGGATCGGCTTAGAAGCAGCTTCCGCCAGTATCTTCTTGGTGACAGCCTTTACCTGATCGATCTCAGACTCCAATTTCTCTAATTCATAAGGGAGCTTTTGAAGTTTGATATCATCGTCGATACTCGCCTGTGTCGCTTTGATTTGCATTTCAATCATCTGCGGGTCCGGCGGCGGCGGGGCAGTCAACATCTGTTGGATCTCTTGCTCTGGTAGGATCTTGTCAATGTTATCGGCACCCAACGCCTCGTAGTGTTGGCGCAGAATTTCCAACTGACCACTCTTGGATGGATTTAGTTGCATGGTCTGCATCAAAGCCTGGGACTTGGCAATCCGCTGCGCTTCTGAAGCCAGGGTCGGGTCAGCCACCGGGAAAATGGCGATGTCACTGGTGTTGTAGTCTTCCCTGGCCACTGCCAACTGGGTGTCCATCACATTAAAGTACACCTTGTCGTCCAAGTACAGACTGTTCAATCGGTACAACTTCCGGTATTCTTCAGTGAGGGACCGGTACACTCGCTTATAAATCGCAGTGAACACCTTCAGGCCCTGCTCAATCATGGCCAGGGTGGTGGCGGCAGGGGTGTTGGTCGGCGGTGCGTCACCAGTCATAGTTTCGCTGACCGATGCCAGCTTCATCCCGGTATCGTTGAGCAGACCCAACAGTTTAAACAGGACGTCACTGGGTTCTTTCACCGGCAACGGATAGATGTTGTCCTTCAGGATACCGCCGGTTACATCTACCAGCTTCCATTCCCCCGGCTTGAAGCGTAGGGTGCCCCCCTGGAACCTAATACCCTTGGCCAGGAACCCGCCCTGCAGGTTGGCCAGCGATCCGGCATCCAACAACTGATTGATCAAGGTATTCATCGACTCGTTGATTGGGCCAAGCAGGTGGGCGAACCCAAGGTAGTAGAACTTCCCGGACGGGGCCGGGATGAAGCCAAACATCGTAAAGTATTCTACTGCCTTGATCTTACTGACTTTATTTTTTGAATTAACCTGGACCCTATTAGCCTCATATCTGGCTACGATCCGGACCAGGGTCTGTGAAGTCTTATGCACTGTGACGATGTAAGGTTCCTCGTAACCATCTTCATCGAGGTCCAGCCAGCGATGCTGTTCCAAAAAGATTTCAGCAGCATCTTCATCATCATTTACCTCCATGTAATTGGCTTGGAGTTCAATGAAGGACCCCTCCATCTCCCGCTCAATGACCTCGTTCTTATATAGTGGCACGATGTGGGTTAATCGACGAGCAGTGACCATCGATTTGCACTCTTGATTCACCACCAGATCAAGCGGGGACACCATCTCTGAGACATTGCGCTGGAGCAACTTGGAGAAGTAAGTCTTCTTGAAACAGGTACCGATTACTGGCAGGGAGTGTAGGAGTTTGTCACAATCCTCCTCCCACCCATCCATCTCGTCGGTGCACTGATAGGACATGTGTTTACCAACTCGCCCTGCTCGTTTTGCCTTCGTACCATCCAGGTCTTCACCCACCACCTTGGTCTTGACGACATTGGTACCTTGGATAATGTTCGGATAAGCTCTGGCCGCAAACTGGATTGCAGCGGTGGCGATCAGTGGAAATTTGACGTTGGCGGAGTCCGGCCATGGGTAGGTTTTCTTCTGGGTAATCTGTTCCGCGATCTCCAGGCCGATCTTGGTCTTCTCACACCACTCTTGCCGGGACGCTTCATCAATATCATAGCCCCGTACTACTCGCTGAGCGATGTCTTGCCGCTTTGACTCGTCCAGCTTGGTGGCGATGTTGATGTTGTTGGTGTTCTCCATCAACCATTGTAGACCTTTTGGCATCAATACCCCCCGATGGCGCTCTTACCAGCACCCTCTTCGAAATGGTAGAAACTGGCTTCGTCTTCACCTTCCATCAAGTAACTGACATGTTCATTCTCATAGCCGCTGAAGATGCGGGTTGCCGGGTACTGGATACTGTCGTGTACGTGACTATATTCATTTTTCTGCGGCTCCAGCTTGAACAGGCCGGTATTACCGATCTCGGAATAACTATACCCACCATCAAAGCCGTCGATGATTCGAGTACAGGACGGGTCGATCAGGATAGCTGGTTGGCCATTGATGACCCGATTCAGACGATTGGCCACCGCTTCCCGGCGGATTTTCCAAGTCTGGATACCGTTGATCAACGTGATATCGTGGCCATATTCATTGGCCTTCTGCCGGATATAGTCGGCGGGGCTTTGCTTGCTGCTGTCTCGCTGCCGCCCAGCCGGGTCCGCATAGTCCGTGAATTTGCAACCAGCCGGGAGGTTGTTGTTTCCCCAAATGATGACAGCCTCGGTGGCATCCATGATACCAACATCTTCAAAGCAGAATTCCTTGAAGATACACCACTGACCAGTCGGAGTCAGGTAGCTGAAGTTGATGGCCGGGGACAGGCCGGTGTTGTCCCATCCTCGGATGATGTTCATAGGCCGATCCGGGATCAGAGGCTTGTCGCTGACGTGAAAATGCCGGTTGAATTCCGGGTAGACAATCTTCCCGCGAACCGTGACCCCCCATTCACCACGCACTAGCGTTTTCAGAAGGTCTGGACGGTTCGCATAATCTTTTTCCAGATCCTGATAATACCCCGGACGCAGGTTGTGGGCATTTTCCGATTGGTCTTGCCGATAGATCGAATACCCGTCGACCCGGTTCTTGATGAAATCCTTATAGATCCAGTGTTCGGTGGATGGGTAGTTGGTAGTCAACAGAACCTGTGGCGGAGTCAGGAAGGGGTCTTTCGTGTTATCGTCCTTCATCGACGGGTATCTGCCGACACGCCCGAGAAGGCCTTTCACCACATCATGGTGGATTTCCCGCGCCTCATCGACGTGTGCACCAGTCAACTCTAATGACAACAGATCTCGGACGTCTTGAGGACTATCTAGAGCTTTGAAGATGATTTCAATTTCCCGCCCATCATATTCAAGATAATAAGTCTTTTCAGTCGAGTTATATTTTCCGAAGAATAGTGGCGGGAACCAGTCCAGATAGGTTTTGATGGTGGTGTCACGGAGTTCCGGGTAGGTATTTCGGACTACCGCGAAGCGGCTACGGAGCTTGCCTCGGGTCGGCCTGACGCAGCGCGATGCCAATTCAATCAGGTCATAGGCGGCACTAGTAGATTTCCCAGTACCGAATGGGCCGATCAACAGTTTAACACGACTCTGCCGATCCTCATGGAAGGTCTTGGAAACTGGACCGCAGTTGTATTTAAGCAGATATTCTGGCATTGGCAGGGGTCACGTCGACCATCTTCGAGATGTCGATGTTACTTTCGATACGGATCACGGTCTTCTGGTTCACGTCGATCACCTGCCGTTCCACAAACATCCCGAAGTGCTTCCCAACCATCTCCAAAGCTTTCAGGGCATACCCCGGCTGGAAATTCTGCTCACTCATACACCGATCTACGATCTCCCTGGTATTGTCCAGAACCCAGTTGGCATCAATCTCCGCCGTCTTGATCCGGTTCTGGAGGTTGATCTGTACTGCCCTGCGGATCGCCTTCCCCTGCAACCAATTATTCGCAGTGGAAGCACTGATACCTATCGCCTTCGCTGCCTTGGCGGCTGACAGGGTTTTGCAATATTCTTTTACAAATATCAGTTGCCTCAGGTTGAGCGGACGAAGCTTGACTGGCACACCCTGACTGTTGGTCGTTTCTTCAGGGATAATGTCGTCAAGAACCCAATCGCGTCCTGCGCCCCGTAGCAGAGCTTTGTCGTCCATCCAAGTTCCTCTAACCTTTCCAGAAATTCTATCTGCTCCCTGGAGGTTTTACTACGCTTTTGCCGTTTCAATTCAATAGCCACATTGAGGCTACCACCAAAAATCATGAAATCAGGGGCACCCTTACGCATCCCCATTCGCTTCAGACGTGCTGCCGTGGCGATGCTGCGTTGTCCCTCATTTGGTATGTGAACGAAAAAGATGTTATTCAGATTCAGCCAATCGGCCAACAATAAGTGTTCTTCAAGTTCGGTAGGTACGATTTGCATGACTCATTATAGCACACTGATTGCTGGTGGTGCAAGTATACTACTCACCCAGGGCTTGCTCAAAGGCTCTCAGATTAGAGAGCTTTAACCAGGTGGCAGTAGCATTTCTCCGCCGGAAAAGAAAAAACAAAATAAAAAATTTTTCCGGAAAAGATGCCACCGCCACCTCATGAAAAACTTCTAATCTCGAAGTTGTCTTAGAACAGCAAAACCGCCTCCGAAGCGGATTTTTATTTTAACCGTCCCTGTTAGAGCGTTCTCATAGGACACCAAAAGCCATATGAGGTGCCACCTGATTAGAGAGCTTTAATGTGGTTTCGAAAACGAACGGGCCGCCGACGCGGTTTCGCGGGTTTTGACCTTTATTAGAAAATTCTAATCAGGTGGCATTTCTAATGAATGAAGGCTAATGAGGTGCCTAAGGCTTAGGCACATATATCCAGAGATATATATCTTTCGATATAGAAAGTTATTAGAGAAGGCTAATGAGGTGCCTAAGCCTTAGGCACATATATCCAGAGATATATGAAAGGGACCCGACTTTCAAATGTTTCATGAAACACTCTAGGATATATATCCTTTAACGAGGGACCCATGACACAATACTAAGGTATTAGGATATTTAAAAGGGACCCAACTTTCGCATGACCCCCGACACGTGCACCTATATATACCCGGATTAGAGGGGACCCGCGCTTTTGTTTTGGGCTATGGGTACTAGTATACCTGCCACAGGGCCAGGGGACCCAGCACTTATCTCGGACATCTATCTATTCCCTGATCCCCATGGCCCCCTCTCCTGTCCTCTGCTACAGGATCCTGGCCCCCTCACCGCCCGACCCTGGCCATGGGGCGATCGGCCCCGACAGCGCAACGCACCTAGGCCCCGGGGACCCATCTTGGTTGGCACGGCTCTTGCTACACGCGTGCGCGTATTTGTTTTTTCCTGGCCGTCGTCCGCCGCCCGGTGGCGGTGGCAGCACTCCGCCGGGGCACGACACACAGCACCACACGGCACTCCGGACGAGCTGCCACCGCCACCTCATGAGAGCGTTCTAATGACGCTCCTCGTCACCGAGCAGTGACGTCCTTTGTCACTCACGACCTACCCTGGCAGGGATGGCTGGGGCGGTCCGACAGCGCAGACCCGCCCCGGACGCGGCTTCGCGGTCCACCACCCGCCACCGCCACCGCTTGGCACGACGGTTGCATTCTTTTATGATAGGTGCTGCCGCCCCGGCTGGCACCACAACCACCCCCGAGAGGAGAACACCCATGAAAGAGAAGATCGCCTTCCGCATCACGATCAACGCCGAATTGACCGAGGATGAAGTGCAGGTCCTGCTCGACCATCTGGCCGGATACGGCGTTGACACGGAATCCGCCGTCGAAGTCGAGGAAGCCTGACCACCACAACCACCCCCGAGAGGAGAACACGACCATGAGCACCACGACCCACTGGCACGAAGCCGCTGACACCCGCTGCAAGACCGGCAACACCACCGACAACCCCAACAAGGTCGACTGCAAGCGCTGCCTCAAGGCCCTCGACGCCGAAACCACCAAGGCTCTGGAAGGCACCCCGGATGCCCCGGCCAGCAACCCGGACGTCGAGAGCATCCAGCACGACCCCGACCTCCAGCCGACCCCCAGCATCAAGGACAAAGCCAAGGCCGCAGCGACGAAGGCCAGGACGACCACCACCAAGGCCCCGAAACAGGCCAACCTGCACCTCGCCTTCGACGGCACCAAGACCGGCACCCGCTGCAACATCCCCGGCGCGACCACCACGGATGCCGAGGCCGTCACCTGCAAGGTCTGCCGCTCCCTGATCGACGGCACCAAGCCCTCCAACGCGATCAGCGACGACACCAAGAAGGCCCGCAAGGCGTTCTCCTCGTTCAAGGCCCGGATCGGCTACATGCTCTACATGGATGCCCCGGCTCACTCCGAGGCGATCAAAGGCATCCGCTGTGAGATGACCTACACGGCGCTGAATGGCGTTCAGTATACGGCCATCACCGACAGCGGGTCGTGCAGCCTGATGGACAGCGAAGAGAATCAGGAGTCCGTGCACGGCAAGGGTGGCCTCGAAGACGCGATCCGCAAGCTCGGCTGGGAAGCCTGAGGTATACCACAGAGGGCCTCGCGCAGAGGCCTTCGATGGTGCACCCCGGCACCCTTAACTAGAGAGGAGAACTGAGTCATGAGCACCACGTATCGACCAATCGGCAAGGGTATCCGCTTCGACTCGTTGCGTGAGCGGCTGGAGCCGCAGGGGGTGGAGTTCGACGGCACCGCGCAAGGCACCACTGACGACGCCTTCCCGATGTGTTTCGCTGGTAACTGGCTGTGGGTGCACCGCCACGGTAAGCAGGGGACGACCTTCGTCCGCTATGGGGCCAACAACCCGGTTCCCCTGCTCGATCTGCTGGAGAACACCTTCGACGTTGAGATCATCCCCGAGCACGACGACAGACAGCCATGAAGACCCCACTACCCCGCGAGAGAGTGTTGGCCAAGTTGGCCGAACGAAACACCACCCCGATGGGCTGGTATCGCTTATGGATGTTCTTTAGTGTCCGGGATATGAGCAAGAGCGATCTGGCCGAATGGCTTGTCGACCTGATCTTCGACGGGTGCCAACCGGCCACCGAGGAGGATGCCTGGACTGAGATCGAAGTCCTGTGGCAGGACAACACCGAGGACGACTTCTGGATGTATATGGAGGTGGAATAGTCATGAAGACCTTGATCGCCATAGCCATCCTGCTGATGCTTGGTGCACCGGTACCGACGCAGGACGACTGCTACACCGATACCTGCTGCAGCCTGGGGATCGTCCCGGTGCTGTATCCCGACAACCCTGACTACGCAGACTAACTGAGAGGAGAGACTACCATGGCGGTCAAGCACCTGCAGAAGACCACCGGAAGCCCGTTGTGCGGCCTGACCCAAGCCAGGACCAACGGCTTCGTCTACACCAAGGACCGTGACGAGGTTAGCTGCAAGCGCTGTTTGTGGTGGATGAGCACCCACCCCATCTATTCGAAGTCCATCACCCGCTGAGAGAGGAGAGACTACCATGGCACACGAGATCGATCTGGTTTCCCGTACGGACCTCAACGGCAGCATGGCCTATACCGGGGAGGTCCCCTGGCATGGCCTCGGCCAGCAACTCGACCCCAACTCGCCACTCGAAGTGTGGGCGGATCAGGCCGGGATGGCCTTCGACATCGAAGAGGCCCCAGTCCTGTGGTATGACGAGACAACCACCGAGGTGGAGAGCTTTGAGGGACGGAAGGTGCTCCTCCGCTCCGACACCCGGGCTGGCCTCAGCATCGTCAGCGACAGCTATCAGGTGGTTCAGCCGCGTCAGGTCCTGGAGTTCTACCGCGACCTGATCGGTGACGCCGGGTTCACGATGGAAACTGCCGGGGTGCTGTTCAACGGCAAGCGCTATTGGGCAGCGGCCAGGATCGGCCAGACCGCAAAGATCGGCGGACTCAACGAGGACGTGGTGGATGGCTACCTGATGCTGTGCACCTCCTGCGACACCTCACTGGCCACCACAGCGGCCTTTACTGCGATCCGCCCGGTATGTAACAACACCCTGACCCTGGCCTACAATGGCCTGGAGGACGGGCAAGCCCACCGCTACATCAAGATCCCACACAACCTGAGCTTCAACCCGGATGAGGTGAAGGGCAAGCTCGGGCTGGCGGAGAATGCCTGGAGCGAGTTCGTCGAACACAGCAACCAGTTGGCCACCACCAAGATGTCGGATGACGCCGCGTTTGAGTTCTTCAAGGCCCTGATGGGTGACGTCCAGTCTAAGGCGTTCCAGAAGGTGGTGCAACTGTACGCCGGGGAAGGCCATGGTAGCCACCTCAAGACGGCACGCGGCACTGCCTGGGGTGCGGTCAACGCCGTCACCGAGTATGTCGACCACTGGCGAATGACCAAAACCCCGGACGCGAAGTTTGACGGGGGTCAGTTCGGTAAGTGGGCGACCCTCAAGGCACAAGCGTTCGACACGGCGGTGGAGTTCCTCAAGGCCGCGTGAGATTACCACAGGGGCCTTGGGTTACCGAGGCCCCGATGGTGCGCTCAAGCACCCCTAACTAGAGAGGAGAGATGGTCATGAGCAGACGCAAGACCGCTGAGGTAGGATGGGTGAAGATGGCAGCTAATCAACTGTTGAAGGACAGCCTCAGGGAACCGGCGTTCAGGGACGGAGTGTGCGCTCTAATTGAGAATGTTTTGACTGCCACCGGCAACTACCAAGGCTTCTGCTACCTCAAGCAGGATGAGGTGCCACAAGGCCACTGCCCCGGTATCACTTGGGGTGAGGATGGTGAGCCGAGTTTCACGGGCTGTGACAAGACCCGCCGTTTCTACTACTGATAAGGAGGTATAAACCATGGTCCCATTGGCACTGATGGACAATCTGGAGGTGATGGCGATACGGCCAGCCTCTGACCACCCGGCAGATTACTACCTGTGGATCGTCCTGCGCAACATCGGCGGACACCACCCCTTCGTCACCCACCTGTACAACAGCCAGGAAGGTGGTTACAGCAGCGGACACTACTTCGCCGGATACACGGAGGCCCTCAATGACTTCTGTACCCGTTGAACGCAAGACGGTTTGTCACTGCTGCGGCAAACCAACCCCGGTCCTACTGCTCCCTGATGAATCGCTACCGAAGATCAAGCTCTGCCTTCGTTGCTCTAAGAGCGACACCGGGGAACTGACTAACGGTTGCCGTTGGGTGGGTCAAACTTCTAACTATGGAGGCTCCCAATGAGCACTCAATCCATAAGGTTCCGACTGGCTCATGGGGAGGTCATCTGGCTGAACCCACAGCAGGTGGTGGCGGTCTACATTGGTCACAGTGGTGTTACAATCCGGACCTCCATACCCCCATACGGCCATAGCTTCGAAGTCTACGGAACTCTTGACGATGTGGTGGAAAGGTTAATGTCATGATCCTCATAATCGCGATTGATGACGATGGTAAATCAGAAATCCACCGTTGGACCCCACCCCCACGTGAGGTGGTTGATCTCGGTGACACGGACGTGGATCGAATCCTCAATTCCCTGGCATGGGGTGAGACTGAGAGGCTGTCATGAAGAACTGCATCCTGTATACCATTTCAGTCCTGTTGCTCCTGCTGCTGGTATGGCAGTGCGGCCCAGCCATCGATAAACAGCTGGATTTCCAGGAGAAGGTATATGCCCGTGATCGAGCAGCGCTGCCCTAAGGATGGTAAGCGGTTCCCAATCTACCTTCATGACCTGGAGCAAGGTGAGGTGTTCTGCCCGTTCTGTGGGTCGTGGATAAAGATCAAATCAGAGAGGAGAGTGAAGAAATGAGCGCGTTATCAAGTGACCAGTGGTGGGTGATCGAACATGGGCGGGAGTTGCTTCGTCAAGCGGTGAGGAGGGGTGATCATCATAATGAACGGTGGTACTATCTTGGTATCCTGACCGGCATCATCCACAGCAGCACCGGGGCAGCAGCCCGTGAGGCAATGAACCTTCGTGATGAATTGATGCAATGCCGAGCGATGCCAACACTACTGGAGCAGGAGGCCTGGGATCATGAGATGCGTCAGGTGTAACAAACAAATCTGGGTCCCAGACTCGGTACGGCATGGGATGGGGCCGGTCTGCCAGCAGCACGTCTTTGAAGATCTGGCGTGGCGTCTCCTGCAAGCGGCCTTGCGGAAGTGTGGCAAGGCGTGGTACAATGGTTCTGCAACAACGAGAGGAGAGCGGTCATGGCACTGATTATGTACGTCTGTGGCGTCATATCCCTGGTTCTTGCCCCGTTTACCGGTATCACGGTGGTAACGGCGGCAGCATTCTTCGTCATTGGGTATCTGATCGACATTGCTTAGAGAGGAGAGTGATTTATGACTGGTAATGACTTGTGGGATTTCCTGAACAGCCTCGACCCGGAGCAGATGGACCTGGACATCATGGTCCACTTCCAACCGACGTACCCGCTGCAAGGAATCCTGGAACATGCGAGACTCCTTGGTGGTAAACCAGTGTTGGCTATCGGGGAAGGTACACAGTACGGGTGCCGGATTGCTTGGAGTAACACCGTGGAGGGTGATGATGAAGACGACGAGTAAAGTCTTGGTCACGACGTGTTGTGTGTGTGATCGATCTATCAAGCCGGACGACAACGAGGTGTTCTCGGTACTCGGCCAAGGCCACCGGCACAAGCGATGCGGCCCCGGCACCAAAACCTGGAAAGCCAAGTTTGGTGAGAATGAGATCACCAAACTATTAGAGAAGAGCAAACAACCCAAGACCACCGCAGGCAAAGACCCGCTGGATGGGATGGCCAAATACCTGCGCTTCATGGCCAAAGGTCGTGACATCCAGTGGTCCATTTCGTATGGGGGGAGGACGGTGACGAGTGATGACAGACCGAAGGATTGAGTTCCTGGAGTGTTGTTGTTGCGGTAGTGGCCTTAAGGGACGTCAGTGGCATAATCGTGACGATGGGTACGGGTTATGTAAAGCCTGTATTGAGTATTGTAGGGCTGATATCCCTATTGGTGACACCCACGAAAGTTATGGTAAACGAGGATACCATTATGACGTCACAAGCTAAGGTGTATGTAACCCAGGATCAGGGGCGGGTCAATCTGATCCCTGCTACCCGCTTCGGTTGGATTGAGGTCGTGGCAACTAAGGACTGCCCGACACACACGGACACCGCAGCATTTATCAGGCAGATGGAGCACAAACTGTGCAACTTCGACCCGTACCATGATTTCCTGGTGTTGGTAGGCGATCCAGTTGTCATTGGCATCTGTATCGCCATTCTGGCTGGACGTTGTAGAACTTTCAACGTCCTCAAGTGGGATCGGCAGGAACTCTGCTATATCCCGATCACATTAACCTTCTGAGAGGAGAACATGCACCATGGCAAAAGCGCAACCCAATGTGGACCCGATGGCGAATCGCCCCAATTATGTCCCGGCCAAGGACATCCAGGTTCCGGTCAGTGATGACAACCAGTTTCCGCAGTTGAAGCTGGCCCAGGCCATCAGTCCGGAAGTGACCCGGGGTGACGAGAAGTTCGTCCCGAACCTGTCGGCAGGAGATTTGCTGATGAAGGGTGCCGGACTACAGCGGATCATCGACGGTGAAGAAGGCCTTCAGGTGATCCCGATGGCAGTCCGCAAGTCGTACGTCGAGTACAAGCCCCGCTCCACCGGGGGCGGCTTCGTGGCGGCGTACAATAGCCGGGAAGAGGCCGAAACCAAATCCGACCGCGCCAACGAGTTGCAGGTGACGTACGATTTCCTGTGCATCGAGGCCAATGTCGAGGAGCCTACCCCGTTCGTGGTCCGCTTCGATTCCCCGACCAAACTGGGGGTGGCTAAGAAGTGGGCCGGGTACTTCGCCCAGTACAAGAGCATCGAAGGGGTGATCTACAGGATCACCAGCAAGGCGGCGAAGAACAAGGCTGGCCAGAACTATTTCAATCTGGCAGTTACCCCGCTGGGCTGGGTAGACAAGACCCAGTTCCAGTTCGTTCAGCAGCTGCAGTCGGTGATTGAACCGACCTTCCTGCCGGAAACCACGGAGATCTGACCGTGAAAGCGACCGCCATCCTGGGTCCTCCCGGCACCGGGAAGACCACCACCCTGCAGCGAGTCATCGCTGACCTTCCGAAGGGCAGGATGGCAGTCGTGTCGTTTACCCGGGCGGCGGCTGGGGTGCTCACCAGCCGCCTTCCGCACCCGCACCCGAAATACGTAGGAACACTCCATGCGCTGGCCTACAAGATTCTTGGGCTGGTCAAGCAACAGGTGGTGGATGAACAGAAGTTCGCCAGTTGGTATGGCACCGATCTGGAGGAGGTCAGGTTATGTCTGCAGCTGCACTCCCTGACCTTACACGGACACTCGCTGGTGAAGGCTTACCGGATCATCAACCCGGTGATCCCGTTCCTGAGAGTGGAGCATCTGATTGGCAGTTATCTGAATTGGAAGTCGACCTATGGCTACATCGACTTCAATGACATGATCACCTTGGCCATGGGGAAGGCTGCCAGTAGCTTTGATGTCATCATCTGTGACGAGGCCCAGGACATGTCGGACCTCCAATGGCAGTTGGTGTTGGATCTATTGGCCAAAGATGGTACGCTAATCATGGCCGGAGATGATGACCAAGCTATCTTCACGTGGTCCGGGGCCAACCCCCACGGGATGCGGGAACTCGCCCACGACTTTGAGGTGTTGAGTCAGAGTCATCGCCTACCACGTATCATCCACGGTATTGCCGAAGCTACCGTATCACAGATTAAGGATCGAATACCAAAAGAATACCTACCCAAACCGATGGACGGGCAACACTGTATCAACAGCTTCTTTGAACCGATGTTGTTCAACGGTAACTACACAGTCCTGTGCCGTGATAAGTGGGTGTTGGCCGAGGTAGAAGATGCTCTGATCGAACGTGGTGTACCATACGTGTGCACCAGCAACAACGGCAAACAGTTATTCAGCCGGGGTAGAGCACGACTGATCCGGGCGATCCTTGAGGAAGATCGCAAGAAAATTGAACGTTATGCCAGATACTTGAAGCCACAATATCGGGAAACGGACGTGATAGACAAACCCTGGCAACAGGTGGTGGACCTTGGAACCTATGAGCAGGAAGCCCAATACCTGTCCATTGTCGACCACTCGTCGGACCCGCAGGTGACGTTATCCACGATCCATGGTTTCAAGGGGGAGGAGGATGACCACGTGGTGGTGATGTGCCAATGCAGTGGGATCACAGAATCCGCTGCTGACGCCATCATCACCTTTGAAAACGAGGTCAGGGTGTGGTATGTAGCCCTGACTAGGGCCAAGCAACAACTTACCACCATAGGATGGAACAGTTATGTCCGATTTAACTAATAAAGAGTACGCCAAGAAAAACACCATGTTCATTAATGCCTGTGAAAAGGCCGAAGTTGAGCCGACGAAACGCCAAGCTTCAAAATTCAGAATGGGGAAAGGCAAAGCCTATGCGTCGGCTACCGGAAAGGGTTAACGGAGAATCGGTGTTGACCATTGACACCGAAACCACCGGCCTGGACAAGATGACCGATCAACCATTCTGCTTCCTGATTCAGGTCGATGATGGGGAGCCGATGGCGATTCGGTGGGATCTTCCGATCATCCGGTGGCTGGATGCCAACCTACCGAAAGCCAGGGTCTGCGTGTTCCATAACGCCAAGTTTGATTTCCACATGATGCGTAACGGCGGGGTGAACCCGGAGTCCTTATATCAGACCAACGTTCACTGCACCTTTGTGGCTGAGGCCCTGATTGACGAACACCAGCTATCCTATTCCCTGGACAATCTCGGGCAGAAGTATTTCGGGATCGCCAAGGACGACAGTGAACTGGTCGACTGGCTGGTGAGCCACGGCTATGGGAAGGACCGCAAGACTGCCATGGCCCACATTCAACACGCACCATGGCCGCTGGTGGAGAAGTATGGGGTCGGGGACATCCGCCTAACCCGCAAGCTGTTTCAGCGACAGAACCACGAGTTGGCCGCGCAGAATCTGCAACAGGTGTTCGACTTGGAGATGGACACCCTCAAGGCACTAGTCGAAATCGAGCATCGCGGAGTGCCGGTCAATGAGATCAAGGTTCGATCCACTGCCGATCAGCTTGAGCAGCGGCAGCAAGTGGTGCAATCAAATATCATCAAACTGGTGGGGTGGGAAGTCAACCCGAGGTCGCCGCTAGAGATGACTAGCGCCTTCAACAAGCTTGGCATCCCAATTCGGATGAACGGCAACGGACGACCCACTTTCGCCAAAGATGTACTGGATAGCCTTGACCACCCCTTCATCAACGCTCTGAAGGAGTCCAGGGGTATCAAGACCATGATGGACACCTTCATCGGTGGCTCCATCGGTAAGAACCTGCGCAACGGTCGGATTCATACCGACTTCAATCAGGTCCGTGGCGATGACTACGGCACCGGCACCGGGCGCTTGTCGTCATCCGGCCCCAACCTGCAGCAGGTACCGAAACGGGACGGGGAACTGGCTCCGTTGATCCGTGGGTTGTTCTACGGTGGTCATGACAAATTGTGGGTGGCCAACGACTGGGAGCAGTTCGAGTTCCGGATGTTCGCTCACTATGTCAAGGATGATGCCCTGCTGCGCCGGTACCACGATGACCCGAGTACCGACTTCCACCAAGCCCTGTCCGACATGACCGGCAAACCAAGGGACAAGGCCAAGCGCATCAATCTTGGGTTGGTGTTCGGGATGGGTGAAGGGAAGCTGGCCAAGGAGGTGGGGTTGCCCTATACTGTGGACAGCGATGGCAGGTTCATCGCCGGACCCGAGGCCAAACAGCTATTCGCAGAATATCATACCAAATTCCCCAAAGCCAAGCAGTTTCTGGAGGAAGCCAGTCAGCTGGCCAGATCGCGAGGCTACGTGAAGACCATCTTTGGTCGTCGCCTTCACTTCCCCGGCGGTGAGTTCACTCACAAGGCCGGTGGTCTGGTGTTTCAGGGGTCATCCGCCGACATCATGAAGAAGAAGCTGGTAGAACTGAATAACGAATACCGGAACACCGACGTAGAATTTGTGTTGGTGGTACATGACGAGTTCTGTTTAATAGCCCCGGAAGAATACGCTGACAAGGTGGCTAGGAGAGTGAAGGAAATCACTGAAGATGTACCGGAACTCCGTGTACCAGTATTAGCCAAAGCTAATGTAGGTGAAAATTGGTGGGAGGCCAGCAAATGACCATCAGAATGTCAGCCGACATCTTCTGTGATAGATGTGGTAATTGGGAAAACGGTTTAACTGGTGGTGTAAATGAAAGGCTTGCAGCGAGGGTTCTCATCCTCGCCAAAAAACGGGGATGGTCCAGAAGTTCCTCATCTGTGTACTTGGATTTATGCTCACACTGTTTGGAAGAATTTAGAAGGTTACCTAATCCAAAGGAGAATACCTGTGATAATTAAAGGCAAACTAAATGTGGGCGTTTTAGACGGCCAGTGGGGATCTTCCGGCAAAGGGAAATTCAACGCATATCTGGCGGACAAGTACAAAATCGACTTCGCCATCAGCCAGAACAGCGTCAACGCGTCACACATCGTGGTGTGGGATGACGGAACCTCTTACAAATTCAATCATCTCCCGACTTCGGTTATCAACCACCATGTCCGGGTTATCATGGGGGCTGGGGCGTCGATTGACCTGCAGCAGTTGCTCAAGGAGATCGAAGATTGGAAGTTGACCCCGGAGCGCCTATTCATCCACCCCAATGCAGTGGTCATCACCGAGGATGACATCGCCTATGAGAAGGGGGTCCTGCAACGGATCGCCTCGACCATGACCGGGAACGGTGCCGCCATGGGCCGGAAGGTCATGCGCCACCCGAACGTCCGTACTGCCGACAGCTACCCGCAACTCCGGCAGTTCATCGCGGATACCAGTAGCTGTATTGCCCACTGGCTGAAAAATGGTGACACCGGTATCATCGAAACGGCCCAAGGCTTTGATCTGTCGATGGATCATGGGATGCTGTTTTATGATGAAAATAATGGCATTCACAAGGCCTACCCCTACACCACGTCAAGAAACGTGGACCCGCTGACCTTTGCTGGTCTGTCCGGGGTACCGTCCCGGATGCTGGGCAACGTGCTCCTGAATCTGCGCACCTACCCGATCAAGGTCGGTGACGGTAGCAACACTGAGTTCGATGGCCTGTCCGGGGTGGACATGCGCGGCAGCAACTCCGGGCCGTGTTGGCCGGATCAACACGAACTCGACTGGGAACGGGATCTCGGCCTGAAGCCGGAAATCACCAGCCTGACCAAGCGGAAGCGGCGGGTGTTCAGTTTCTCCGAGATGCAACTCAAGCATATCACCAAGATCGTGCAACCGACCCACATCTTCCTGAATTTCGTCAACTACCTGGACCCGACCATTGCCGGGAAGAGTGGCCAAATGTCAATGGACACCCTGCGCAACCAGCATTATGAAGTGTGGAACATGGTCCAGCTGATCAACACGGAACAATACTGGGTCAATACTGAGTATGCTGGCAAGGTGGTCCTACTCGGCACTGGTGCCAAACATTCCGAGGTCATTGAAATCGTATGAACTGGGTAAATCTCAGGACGAGGAGGGAAGGGGCAACCCTTCCCTCCAGGGGCTACATGGATGATGCTGGCCTGGACCTATACTGTCTGGATACCAGAGTAATCTGGCCGTTCTGCACGGCAGACCTGGATACTGGTTATGATGTCAAGGTTCCGGAGGGTTACTGGGGTATCATTAAGTCCCGGAGCAGTACTTGGAAGCGGCGGCGGCTGATCGTGTTTGAGGGCGTGATCGACCCTGGCTACACTGGCATGTTGTCAGTGTGTGTCTGGAATCCCGCCCCATGGCCAAAGCTGGTCCGCAGCGGGGAACGGCTAGCCCAACTGTTGCTGCATCGTCACATATATACTATCCCACTTGAGGTTGAACACATGCCATCCACTGATCGTGGTAGGAAAGGATTTGGGTCTACCAGATGAAAGACCGACTAGTACAACTGTTCACTTTGTGCCACGTTCCACGTTGGGCGATCATCGATACCACCAGACCACAGACCGTGGGAGAACACACTTTCCGGGTCATGGCCATCTGTGAACGGATCTGTTCTGATCTGAACATTCCGGTAGAACCGGTTCTGGTGGATGCCTTCACCCATGACATGGACGAGGCGAAGTCCGGGGACATCCCGACCCCATACAAGAAGGATAAGCGGGAAAAGTCATCCCCGACATGGCAGATCGTCAAATTAGCAGACTACGCTGAGGCCATCATCTTTCTGCGCCGGTATGGGGTCAAGGCCAAGCGGGTGGAAGCCGAAATCTACGCCAAGATGATGGTCATTTGCAACAACCACAGCAACCCCGACATGATCCGTGAGGTCATGAACCAAATCCTGTTCGAAGGGGAGCATTATGAGTAATAAGGCCACAGAGCGATTCGCCACCCTGTTCCGTGGCCTGTCCAGGGCCTACGGTATTTACCGGAACAGCAGGGCCAAGACGGTCCGAGAACCGGTGACGCTCGACCACTACGACCAGCACTTAAACGGTAGCTTGGGTGTCGGGATCATTCCGATTGATGAGAATAATAATTGCCATTTTGCCGCTATCGACATCGACATCAACGACATCGATCATGAGATGTTAGTCAAGAAGGTGGATTCCTTTAAGTTCCCGCTGATGGTATGTCGCAGCAAGTCTGGTGGTGCTCATCTGTACACCTTCACCAGAAACCCGATTCAGGCCAGCCTGATGCGAAAGATCATGTCGAAGTTCGCAGCAGAACTTGGGCATGGGGGTGCCGAAATCTTCCCGAAACAGAACGCGTTGGGACCACAAGATGTCGGTAACTGGATTAACCTCCCCTACTTCAACTTCTATGGGGCCTGTAACCGGTACGCTATCGACAAAGATGGGGAGATGATCTTCGCCAAGTTCCTGGACCTTGCCGACGCCTTGGCCGACTCCAATGATTTGACGGTGTACGGCAACGGGGAATTGGAGCCGGATGGGATGCCCCCCTGCTTGTCACACTTCTATCACGCCGGGGTTGGTGAAGGTGGCAGGAATGACGTCCTGTATTCATTTGGGGTGTTTGCCAAGAAGTCGGAGCAGCCAGACCTAGAAGATTTTCTGTTTCAGATGAATTACAAGGTGTTTGATCCACCATTACCGACTAGGGAGGTGAAAGTGATCTCCCAGTCGGTGGGAAAAAAGGATTACCAGTATAAGTGTAAGCAACCAGCATTCCGGGCGCATTGTAATAAGGAAGCCTGTCGTCGCCTGAGATTCGGAATCGGACAGGAGGATACCGGGGATTATGATGACCATATGATCGGTTGCTTGACCAAATACACCACCAATCCGGTCAGATGGATCATGGATATCAATGGTGTCGACGTCGAGTTCAACACCGAGGAATTGATGAATTACCAGAAGGTCCGCTGTCTGTCGATGGAACGGGCTAACATCATCGCCCCGCCGATGCGGCAAGAGGCGTGGTTGTTACTACTCAAGGAACGGTTGGAACACGTTCGGATCGTGGACGCTCCAGATGATGCCACCATCAACGGCGATCTGACTCAGGTGTTGTTTGAATTCATCCAGATCTCGGAACGCGCTCACAATGGTAGGGATGATCTAGTCCGAGGTATCCCGGTCCAGGACCTGATTTGGGAGAATGGGGAAAAGGTGCCGGTAGTAATGTTCCGTAGCCAAGACCTGTTGACCTATATCAAGCGGCGAAAAATCAACATCAACATGACCAACAACGTCTTGTGGATGCATCTGCGCCAAATGGGGATTGGTCATAGCAAGATTAAGATTTCTGGTTCTGTGATCCAGGTATGGTATATCCACGTGTCACCTGACTATTCGACTCCGATCTTTGAACCTATCTCCCCAGTATTGGATATTTAGCCATGTATGATAGATATCTTTTGGTGGTAGCCACATTGGTTGCGATAAACCTCGTGACGTTCTTGTTCCTCTGGCAAACGGAGAAGGAACTTGAAAAGACACGTACTGACTTCGCTGAGGTGATGATTGACCAGGAACGCTGTGAAATATCACTCCAACTATGTGCCGAGATAAAAAGTGCTCTGCGCCAAGGGAGGATCGACTGATGATGCGGACCTGCGGCTACCAGATCCCCCGCGAGATGAAAATCCACTACGGCCATGCAAACGATGACACCTTCACAAGATGTGGCAAGGTCAGCCACGCGGGCAGAGTGCTTGTTATGACGACAAATATAAAAGACGTAACTTGCAAATTGTGCTTGGCGGCTTTCGGGGCTATCAAACATCCTTCATCGGGGAAGCGGAGGTGGTAAATGATGGCAAGCGAAGGGATGACGGTGCGGGAGGTGTTGTTGGCTGAAATATTACAGCGGGATATTGACGCGCTCAAAGCCGAAGTCCGGCGGTTGGAGATTGTAGAAGCAAGCGTACAAACCTGCAAAGTAGGGCATAAATACTACGCCCAGAGCCATGAATACCCCTGTCCGTGGTGCGAACACAATAAAGAGGTTGTCATACGGAGGGCCAAGCAAGGCGAAGCCGAGGAACTCGCCGCCAAAGTCAGGCGGTTGCAGGAGTTTGAACGATTCTGCGTTGACGCCAACGCAAGGGCCGACGAAGCAGAAGGGGAGATAGAGCAACTCCAAATCCTGCTTCACCAGAGAACGCAGGAACTCACACATTACTACGGGGGAGCCAAGGTGTTGGCGCACGAACTGGCTGACGCGGAAGATGGTGCGCGACAGGCACATGCCAAACTCGCCAAGGCCGAAGAAGATGCTGTGAAGTTCCTTGAGCAGCGCAACGAGTTCAAGCGCAAGTATCAGGATATGATGATTGAACGTGACTTCAACCAGAGCGCATTCAATGAAGTCTTTGTCGCAGAGCAAGCAGCACGGATAGCCGCAGAAGCCAAACTCGCCAAGGCCAAGTGCGCTGAACTGGAAGAATCCACCAACTACAATATGCGTGTTGCGCGGGAAGAAACAGCGAGAGCACTGCGCTTAGAAGCCGAACTCGCCAAACTGAGAACCGCTCTTTCAGGCCGCACCTACTTCCACAGTGACGAGGCAGTGGAGGAGCATTGCAAGGAACTGGAAGCCAAACTCGCCAAGTGCCAAAAACTGCTCAGGATATACGTGGATGCGGTAGGAAACTACCGGGCCAAACTCTCCGCCATCCGCAACGAAACACTCGACGCCGCC